AGAAACTTAATAAGCAGGGAATTATTCCTGGTATTAAAGTTGACAAAGGATTAAAACCATTAGTAGGTGCATTACACCATGAGACTTATTGTTCTGGTCTTGATGGATTAACCGATAGAGCAGCAGAGTATTATAAGCAAGGTGCAAGATTTGCAAAGTGGAGAGCAGTATTACAGATTACTCCTGATGGTCCTTCTAATTTTGCTATTAGAGAAAATGCATGGGGTCTTGCAAGGTATGCACGTTGTGTTCAAGAAGCAGGACTAGTTCCTATTATTGAACCAGAAATCCTTATGGATGGTGATCATAATATTCAGACAACTTCTGAAATACAAGAAAGAGTTATTACAGAAGTTTATAATGCTTGTTCAATGACAGGAGTTTTATTAGAAGGAACACTTCTTAAACCATCTATGACAGTTCCAGGTGCAGATTGCCCAGACCAATCTAATCCTAAAGAGGTTGCAGAGTATACTATAAGAACATTATCACGTTCAGTTCCTGCATCTGTTCCTGGTATTACATTTCTATCAGGTGGATTGAGTGAAGAAGCAGCATCTATATATCTTAATGAGATGAATCTTCTTGGCCCACATCCTTGGAATGTTGCATTCTCTTATGGTCGTGCATTACAGCATTCTGCTTTAAGAGGATGGGGTGGT